AAACACTTCCCCATAGGGTCTAGCAACAAGACTAGCATTTAAAATAGCTTTGGTGTTGGTAGATGTGCCTGTGGACAAAGACATTTTTGTAAGGAACGCTGTATATCCTGCGGGAACTGTCCAAAGAGCCATCAATGTTTGATTATCACCATCCCCATTTATGGTCAGGTAAATATTAGCTGGAACTCCAGTGGTTACTGTGCCTGTTCCTGCGTAAAGTGTGCCAGCGTTTGCGCCACCACTACCTGCACTGCGAACAATGCCACGATTTATACGGAAGTAAGAATTTGTGGTATTAACTGCTGTTTGCCCATTTAACGTGACAACTTCGTTTATTTCGTTGTAATCAGCGTCTAGGCCAAAAATTTCAACCGTTCTTGCACCAGTACCTGCGGCAGTGTCGTTAGCCGAACTGCTTGATATAGTCATTACCGTGGCGGATGGGGGGTAGGAATACAAACCACCTTGTTCCCAGATGGTTTCTTTTGTGTCCCCAACATCGTTGTTGTAACCAAACTTAAAAACAGTTTTATGACCCGTGATTTGACCACGGGCCACCTGTAGCTCAAATGGCTCAGATGTTCCAACTTGCGTTATGGAACGAAAATTAGCCATCTGTACCTCTTAGGACAAAAAGATTGTCAATTGGTTGCTTGCACCTGTGAACGCACTTACATAAGCACCACTCGTCGCAAGAATTCCATCATCTGGGATGTTTAGATGATGCAGTCCTGTTGGGAATGTCTGCGTAATTAGCGTTTCACCAGACGCGCCACCGTTTTTAATTGTAAATGCGCCAGCCGCAGCCGCGTAAATTACAATTTGACGGATACGCGAACGCGAATCACCAACAACAGCCGCAGTAGTGCCCTGCGCCCAATTATATGCCTTTACTGGACCAGCCATAAGTAATCTCCTTATGCCGCAGCGGTTGCACCAGTATCGACACGAATCCAGTTTGAACCATCAGAGAATACCAAGTTACCAGTACCGTTACCTGTTGTCTCTGCTGCTTTCAGAGCGTCAGAACAAAAGATGATGCGACCAGTGTTGTCAGAAGCTGTTGGAAGGTTTGCGAATGCAATGCCTGTAGATGTGAATCCGTTATTAGAAATAACTGGACCTGAAAAAGTTGTATTAGCCATGTGAATCTCCTGTCGTGGCTAGTGTCAGCCGCACCATGCGACTGTCAGGGATGTACGCAGAATAACACATGTGCTGAAAAAAGAAAGGGGCAACCGAAGCTGCCCCAAAGTCCAACAGGGAGGTAATAACCTCACTGTAGCACAATTTATGCGCCGGGAGAACCGAATACGCAACGTGGGTCGGAATAGCCGAAGCTATAACGCTCACGAGCCTTAAAGCGCATGTTGCCTGTGTCAAAATCAGCTTCCATGTTTGTGCGCATTGGAGAGCGCTCAAAGTGTTTGAAGCCGTTTGGAGCATCAGTTTTGATGAAGAACGCATCTGGGTCTGTCAAGAAGTGGTTAACAGTGTAACCCTCTGGAACCATACCCATGTTGCGGATCGCGTTGATGTCATTGTCTGCAGTGCCAACACGAAGAGTCGATTCCAACAAACGGTCTGCAACGAATTGCAACTGTGGAGGAATGATCAACTTGGAGCCACGAAGAGCAATGATCATGTTGCGTTCATCAACGAAGGTAGAGATGTCAATCAAAGCATTCTCAAGCGAAGTTTCGTTCAAGTCTGCTGCTGTTGACGGCTCGTTGCGGAATGTACCGCCACCTGCAAGTGGGTGGTCAGTCGCGCAAAGCTCTTTACCATCACCACCTGTGTAGCTGCTGTTAAACGCATTGTTTAGAACAGAAGCTGCTTTGACTTGTTTGGTGTGTGCCATAGAACGCGCAAGCGCTTTCGTGTAGCGAGCACCAAGACGGTCATACAGGTTGTCTTCGATTGCTTCTTCAGTCAATGCGAATGCAAGTGCCACTGTTTCGTGTGTGTAACGAGCAGTGTATGCTTCATTTGCATTGTCGAACTCAACGCCAGAACCCTCTGATTTTGTTGGAGCATTTCCAAATCCGACGAGCATAACCTCTTCTTCGAATGCACGGTCAGATGTTTCCGTATCGAAGATTTCAGCATGCTCGCCTTCATAGCGGTCATATTCCATTCCGAACAAAGCGTTCAGGCCCGGCTCAAGTTCTTTGACGAGTTGGGAGCGTGAAATAGCCATAACTCAATCTCCTTATGCCAAGCCAGCGGTTCCACCGCTGAATAGGTGGTTGTTGATTTTTACGATCACGTTTGTGTTCGCAGATGAAACATCGCTGTTCTCAGGGTCTTGAGAAATGTCGATGGCTTTCAACGGCAGAGTTGCAGTTGTTGCGCCAGTTGAGACAGCCAATTCCATGCGAGAAGTACCTGATGTGGTATCGCCCACTGGGGATTGGTCTACGATGTCGAAATTGCCAGCCAAGTCAGCTACAGGGAATGCAGCGTCAGCTTGAATTTCGAATGTTGCATCTGGCGAGTCAATGATTGTCGCCATGATGTCAGAGGCAGAAACACTACCGGGGTAGTAGTTTGACCAAGTTGGTTTGCCTGAAGTCGGGTCCGTGTATTGGCAACCATTAAATACGCCCAGAATCAAACCTGAACCACCTGCTGCAACACGCTCAATGCCACCACCAGTTACCATAGCAACAAGGTCGCCTTGGTAAATAGCAGTTGCGTAGCCTGAAGCAATGCGGTAGCGGTTTTGCTGCTGCGAACTAATGCTTGTACGAACTGGACGAAGGCCAAAAGAAGCGTCTTGGTTAGACATAGCTAATTTCCTTCAAGATTATCCGCCTTTTCGACCTGAGCCGAAAGAGACAGAAGTTTTACGTTGAGGCGCAAGTTTTGGCATAGCTGGATTGTTTTCACGCATCCAGTCACGATCAACTGCGTCCATTTGCTGCTGTGTAACACCTTGATAGTGTTTATTCCGCTGTTCAACCATTTCGACAGGGATGCGAGCGAGAACAAGACCACCAACGCCAATGACGCCAGCGTTTCGTCCCTCGTCTACTACAGGTCCAAACCAATCGGGATACTCCTCGGCGCGAACGAGGTCCCAGCCTTCTTGCCGTTTCTTATGAACGTTTGTTTTATCGTCGAATTCCATTACAGATTCGCGAATCCAACGGTGTTTATAACCGATGGGGGGTTCAGGAGCACTTAGTGCTGAACCGGGATTCCATTCCATTTTGCGCTCTGAGCGCTCCCGAGATTGTACTTCTCGTGAACTCCGATCAGCCATATCAGTCTCTCCTTGTTTGCTCTAAACGAGCTACTTCTTTCGCGTAACGCTCTAAAGGGATACGCATTTTCTTGGCAAAAGCCACTTGACCCGGGGTAAGTTCCACCGCTTTTTTCCGCCCTGACTTTACAGACCGTCCGTTTCCAGACGCAGGAGCAACAGTCTGGGCGTTGGACCGTTTCTCCTGAAACTTATGAGGCATTTCTCTACGCATACGAGCGTCGATTTCTTTGTAGTAATCGTCGCTTGTAGGATCGTAATCTTCCTCTAATACTAATTGTTCGTGAATCGCTTGCGCTGCACGGGTCATCAAACGATCCTGTCCAAACCACTGGTTCTTTGACAACCAGTTTTCTAGCTTGGGGTCAGGCGCACGTTGTGGTGCCTGCTGCTGTTGAGGCATCTGCTGTTGACGCTGTGCCGCTTCCGATCTTGCTTGTTGCGCTTGCTGATCACGAGCAAGTTTTGCTTTTTGAACACGAACGCGCTCTTTTGCGATAGCAATCTTGGAAATAGCTTCTTGGGCATTTGCGACCTTTTCATAGTCACCTGATTCCATGCCCTCTGCTAAAGCGCGTTTCGCTTGCTCTTCTTGAGCCTTCAGTCGGCCTTCAGCTTCTGTGTTGTATCCAGCACTAACACGACTCAATTGCTGACGCATTTGTTCGTTTTCTTGCTGCATTTGTTGCGCATATTGATAAGCAGCCTGAGCTTCCTCAGATGCTTGCTTACGTTTTGCGGTTAATTGGTTGATTCGACGCTGAACTGATTCGCTGTACGTTTCCAGTTCATCATCGCCAGAAGACGCTTTCCGAACATTTGTTCGGGTTACGTCAGAAGAGTCGTCATCATCAACATCTTGATCATCATCAAGATCAACTGATGTATTGCCCTCGAACTCGTCGTCTTCTCTAATGTCTTCAGCCATAGCCATTTGTCCTGTTCTCCGTCACATTATACATACGAAATGTCTTTTGGGTCAAGAATCGTGGCGATAATATTATCGTCATTTATGATACGAACCTCAAGACCTTCCACTTTGAACCTATTTCCAGCATATCTTCCTATAAGAACCCAATCCTTTTCATTACACCAAGGACCTGTTGGGAATTTTTGGGAATCTTTGTATGCGTCAGGGCCAAGCCGAACAACATATGCAGCAACAGTTGCAAAGGCTTCACGGTCACGAACCTGATCAGGAACGTATAATCCACCTTTGGTTTGCTGTGCTGGGTAGTATGGAATGATCAGAAGACGGTAGCCTGTCGGCTGCGGTAGTCTTTCGATTGCCGAAGTATCCATTTCTGATGGATCAACTTCGTTTTTGTTTTCCGCCCCTTTACCGAAAGCATTTTCAATCGGTTTAGGCATTGGCGTGTTTTTTCTTATTGCCTTCTGCGCAGCTTCTGCAACGTGATCAGGCACAAATAACTTATCAGTCATCTGCGTACTCTATGCCTTTCATCGCGGTTTTAATTTCATCTTCGACGTAGGACATTCCGCGTATTTCGCCTACGACATACCGATATTCCTCCCATGAGGAAATCGAGCCATCTGCGAGCTTGTCCTTCAAACGAAGATCACGCTCGCGTATGTTTTTTAACAGATACTCTGCAAGATGTAGTGCGTCCATACCGCATATAGTATGCTAATATTTGGAAAGCACAAGTAATATTACCATAAAATCAGAAAATTCCTTGGAATCTCTGGGGCCTTGCAATTCGGCTAAACCGCGAAACTACGCCACCGTTAGCCTTTTTTAGCGGCTTTTTTTGCTGGGGCTTTTTTGGCGGCTGCTTTTTTAGGCGCGGCTTTTTTGCTTGGCTTAGGGCTATCGCCACTGCTTGCTTTTGCGGACGCCCCTCCGACTTCAGCTTGCGTATGTTGCTGCTGATTGTCTTCTGGCTTTTTCCCTTCTTCAGTGGCATTTTTAGCCTCCCTACGCGCAATCTTCTTGGCTTTCTCCTGTTCAGCCATCTTTTCTCTAATTGACGATGCCATGTTACTGTCCTTTCATCATGGAATTCAGCGTGGCAATGTCTCTTTGAGTTTGAATACGCTCTTCAGCTACACGAGAACGTTCATCAATCGCCTTTTCCTGAGCATCAATACGCTGCTGTGCGATTAGGATGTCATTACGCTCCTTCTCGCGATTAAATTCTTGCTTCGCCTCAAACTCTTCCTGTCTGCGCTGCATATCTGCTGCCTTCAGTTGAAGTTCTTGGTTGCGAATGTCTACAAGAGGATCAGACTGTGGCGGCGGAGCTACTGCCTGTGCCAATTGCTCTGTCATCTCAGCAATGAGTTCAGCAGCACGAGCATCAATCTGAGGCTTGAACTGCATCATAGGATCAGCAGGTGGCTGACCGGGCTGTGGTGGCATCATTTGCGCTTGCTGCTGCATCATCTGCATCTGCTGTGGCGGAATTTGAGACATAATCTCTTGCTGCGCCTGCGCTTCACCCATCATGCCAATATGCTCCATAATATGTCCCTGCAATGCAATAATAGCTTGTGGATTAAGCTCTACGGCAGGTGTGGACATAATGGCCATATGCGTTTCAATGTGCGCTTGATGATCTTGGTCAGGGAACGCCTGTAAAGGCGCTCCCTGTAATGCCATCTGATTCTCTTTCGCAGGATTCATGGGCTGCGGTTGAGGTGGGGGTGGTAGAATGGCATCAATATTTGTTACGCCCAGCGCTTCGTACATTTTACGATACGCTTGATATAAACCCTGTGGGCCACCGTGGATTTGCGGATTAGACTGAACCAACTGCAACTCTGTTTGTGCCAACGCAATGCGCTGCGACATAGAGAAAATGTTAGGATCAGAAAC